ACCATTAAAATAAACCTTGATTTCTCAAGGTTTTATATATTTTTTGGAAGTAGCTGACTATATATTTTTAAGTAGTCAGTTACTATACAGTTTGTCTAAAGGCGAATTATATTTGTGCTGTCGCATCAAGAATGATGCTGATAAATGAGAGTACCTCTTTACCATATCTAGAGAAGTGTGTCCAAGTATTTGTTGCAAAGAAAAGATATCACCACCATTAATAAGATAGTTTGTCGCAAATGTATGGCGCAATAAATGCGGGTGTAATTTTTCTATATTCGTTTTTTCCCTTAATCTTACAAATATCTGCTTTACAGCATTTTGGCTTAAAGGAATTCCTTCAATTGACATCAATAATTTATCTGTATCATGCATACCACGATATTTTGTTATGTATTTTATTATATGCTTACGTGTTTGCACTCCTAATGGCACTATCCGTTCTTTATTACCTTTTCCCAATACTTTAATAATACCTCGACTAAAATCTATATCCTGTATATTTATTCCTATTGCTTCACCTAATCTCAAACCTGAATCCAACATCAATGCACATAAACAAGCACTTCTCATTCCTGTAACTGTACGTATATTCAATGAAGAAAATATTGTTTTTATTTCCTTTTCAGTTAATACCTCAACTGTCTTTTTTGTTGCCTTAGGCAATCGAAATTTTTTATTAAACTCTGTTGAAATATATTCCTCATTATATAACCATGAAAGAAAGACCCTCAATGCTCTTATATATGTCTGCATTGAAGTAGTAGTAATAGGGGTTTCCCCCTGGGGATGAAATGGATGATTTATATACTTTGGTCTATTCTTAATATTCAGCGCATATTGCTGCAAATCTAATAGAGTAATATCTAATATAGGTTTATCACCTACATAATCAATAAAATATTGAAGCGATCTTCTATAATATTTAAGTGTCTTTGGTGAATTCCCTTTTAATTCCTGCTCAATCATAAACTGCTCAATAAGCATACTTAGATTTATAAACATACTTTCCTCCTTAGTCAGCAATCAATGCCATTTTATTTTCTATAACCTGTGCATAGTTTGATTCTTTACTATGCAAATATCTTACCCCATGAGACTTAATAATTTCAAATACTCTATTAATGTCCGTTATATCAGCTTTTGCTGCAAATGAAGTAATATGACCAATTGTACCCGGTATAAGAGCCATAGCAGAAGAATCCAATTGCTGCTCTCTTGTTACAAGTTTTGCACCTTCAAAGCTATCAAATGCCTTTTGTATAACCTGCCAACGAACATCCGTAGAACATCTTGTAAGACGTGTAGCATCTAAATTCTTTTTTAAAAGCCATGACTGCGTGCAATAAGTCCACAAAGTTTTTAAATTAGCCAATACTTCTTCAATTTCATCAAGTTTGACTTCCTTTAAAAATTCTCGACTGATTTCAAATTCTATATTCCAAACCATATTTGCATTAAGTCCTTTTTTTTTCCACACATCAAAAAACCATAATTTTTGTTTCTTCTGATTAACTTCCAATGTTTTATCATATATACGGCACATAACTTTTCCTGTAGTACGTGAACCAAATACCATATCTGATATCTGTCTTTTAAATCTATAAATAATATCTGTCTGGTATCGACCTTCAAATGTATCAATATCACTTTCATTAAGCTGCATTTCATCCGTATGACAACATAAGTCTATTCGATTAACCTTCGTTGCTTTGATTTCTCCAACGTGCTTTATTATCCATTCTTTTACAATCTGCCAAGATTCTTGTATACCTTTTGCCCAAAGGTAATCTTGCTTAATTTTGATATACACAGGATAATTTTTTTCACTTTTTGAACGCACTTGTGCTATTCTAATCTCATATGCGTCATTATGAAGAATATAGGCATAACCTAAAGAACCATTTTGTAAAAGCTGAAACGACTGTCCACCGATTTCAATTAAATGCTTATAATTCACATTTTCACTAGTCTTAATCCTTGCTTCTTCCTTTTGTGGCCCAAGGTATGACAATATATCAATAGCCAATTTGTTATCTATATCTTTGTAGCCATAGTTCCTAATATCTACAGTCACACATAAAGTATCTATCATAGGTATATTCATAATTAAAACCCCTTTTTTTTTAGATTAGTGGCTTTTGTGCCCCCCCTGCTAGTAAGGAAGGGGGGCAAGGTTTTTTACCTTTACCCAATAATTAAACGTATCTCTTTTTACTTTAATTGGTATATATACCTGGCTTACTTTAATTGGTATATTCAAGCAGCTCATTAGACCTGGCTATTCATACCAATATCTAGTAAATTCTACTCGATCAGGCTATAATATCCATATACTGTATTAATCCAGCTGCTATCAAATATTGTTTAAATATATATTCCGAATATGCAGGAGGAACAGCTTCTGCAAGTTTTTTCTTGTCACGTTCCCAATGTATCTGTAAGGCATCTTGCCAATCATTAATTTTTGCACTTCCTTGACAGCCATTTCCTGCCGTAGTAACATAATCACCATATTTCACAGAGCCTATATGCTCATGATGCTGCGGTTGTTCTACTGTAAAACCTTCTATCTCGAAATATCTATGCTTGAATAGCTTAAGACCGAACATTTCACCACACAACATTAAATCATGTCTGATAGGAGCAAGCATTACATTTTCTATTACATAAGGTCGTCCAGCTCGTATAAGTAAATTTCTTACATCTACTACCAGGTCAGGATATTTATGTTTGTCTTTTGGGTGTACAGCTATTGAGTATTTCTGACAAGGAGGACTCGCCCATATAAAATCAAATTTTTGGAAGTATTCATCCGGTACAGTCAGTATATCACGAGTCACTCGATTGAAAGGATAACGCAATTGCGGTTCGATATCTAAGCCGGTAATTTCTACCTCAATTTGACAGTTTTGAGCAGCTTGATAGATACCCATTGAAGCACCACCAGAACAGCAGCATACATCAAGTATTTTTAGTTTCAATTCGCTCACTTCCTTTTTATGTATTATTCAGCCTGGTCATAAATATATATTATGATTGTCTTACCCTACCGGGCGCATTAATAGGGGAAGGTAATAGGTTGTCCTTGTTTTTGAGTGGTTGCTCTATTCGTTTACCTCTTTGTAAGCGCCTTAGAACGGTCGCTGCGCTCTTTAATATGCGCTGTGCAATTTAAATTGCCTATTAGTGCTTAT